ATAACTCGGTACTTCAAAACTACATAAATCACCTACACTAATACCTGTAAACCCTTTGCAATCTAATGACAACACCTGTGATCTAAATGATAGTTTCTGCGACATTGATTGTGGTAATATTCTGTCCTCTTCTGGTAGTTCGTATTTGTTATATACTTTCTTTGTAGTAGATACAAAGTTAACCGTGCCATCTGCGTGGTCTGACATCATTTTACCGTCTTTATAATTTAATATAGGCAACTGCGATTTGTTATCTATCTTACCACCTCTTCCGTCGTGTTCAGTATGATGGATTTTATCAAAGTTAATATTGTAATCAAAAACGGTTTCGTTAAAGTTTTTATTAAATATGTCGTGTGTGACCATCTTACTAGCATATACTCCATTTGATAAATTCTTTAATGTGTCATACTGATCTAATATAGTGAAGTTATCCACGGTCTGCATTTCTTGTATTACATTTGCTTCACCTGATCCACCTTTTACATTTCTAGGTTTCTGTTGAAACTTTGCTGTTACAGGTCTTGCTGTGCCTGCTACTGCTAACATATTCTCTAAACTTCTAAATCTAAATCCTGTGCTGTCTTCATACAAAAACATACCACAAGAGTTATACTTCATTGGTTCTGCTTTTGTTGCCAACATAGATATTGCCTTGAAAGGTTTTAATCTAGGTATTATAATTTTGTGAATACTTTTTGATTCTTCTATTATTAAATTCTTTGTACTCTTTAAATCGGTTCTGAATATGTCTGTCACCATTTGATCTATTGATCCAGTCATTGTTCTATTGACTCGTGTCATTTCATTATCAATCATTTCTTTACTGCAAAAATGTAGCATATATCTTTGCGACCTAGGTGTACTACCCATTCTGTTTGATATTTTGTAAATGAACATTGGATGACCAGTAATTGCTGAGAAATCAAATCCTCTACTGCAACCTGGTGTGTATAGTTTAAATTCTATTCGTTCATAACCAGTTAATGGCAAGTGCGATACTATTGCTTGTCCGTCTGTCAATGTTATATTACCTGACAAACCTGGTCCTTCTAAAGACTCATACAAGTTTATTTCTGTAACTAATGTTTTAACTGAAATCTTTTTGGCGTTCTTATTTGAACCATCTGCTGATTGATATGACACAAGGACAATATCATCTAATAGAAATCTGCCTGCTTTAGTTAATTTATCTGTATCTATTTCGTTGTACATAATTATTCATTCATTAATCTTTCAAATTCTTCAATTATTATTGGTAGAAAAACTGGATTTAATAATTTAATTCTACTAATTTTATCTTGGTGTCTTTGTTCATATTCTCTATTTGATACAGATATAGCACCAACGTCTGTACTATTGCATTCAATCAAGTGCGAATTGTCTATTGAATCTTGTGGTCCACTTGCTTGTACTCTTTCATAGTGATGTATGCCTTCTGCATTATCATATTTGTCATTTACAAATTCTTCAAACGCTTGAAATGTTAACGGCCAGTCATAGTATCTGTCTATTATATCATTTGTAATTAATATAATCCAATGTAATAGAGGACTGCCAAGATGTTTTTGTGCAATATCTTCAGGTTTCTCACCAGATTTAATAAAGTATTCTGAATATAAACTTGCTTCTTGTTTAATCTTATCTCTAATTTTAATTCTTCTCCATAAATCTGTCACCAGTTTATAGTTCTTTGTGCCAGGTATTATATATTGACCTTTGGGAAATCTATCAAAATACATATTAGAATCCTTCTGCTACCGTTTCTTTAGTCATAATTTCTGTTTCACCAAATTGTAAATTCATTTTAATCATTGTTGGTGGAGCACCTCTTTCATCTGGTATTAATGATGATACAACACCTTCGGGTGCATAATCTATTTCACATTGTTTTAAAACACAACGACTAACTTTAGGTATGTATTCGTTCTCATTATCTCTATACATATATCTTATTTGAAATTCTGATGGTACATTAAAATAACCATTTGCCTTATTTTGATGTTCAGGTAACATATGAAATCTAAACAATTGTAAAATTTTGTGTACTGCGTCTTTTTCTTTCTCGTTCTTCGGTGCAAAAGTAAATGGAAAATTAAATTCTCTAAACGGTACTGATTGAAATACTGATTCTAAATTAGGGTTCTTTGCTTGACCTAAAAACTTATCCCACACACCTTTTGAGTTCTCAAATCCAGGTATAAGACTAACGGCAGCAAATGCTCCAGTTTTAGTAAGGTCTTTAGCAATACCTGATGTGCCTTTAGCAAGTGATTTCATTCTATCTGCTACACCTGCCTCATTAGCAAAACCAGCAAGACCTTGTGCAAAATCACCTGCAAGATTTGTGTCCATACCTTCATATGAAGCAGAATAAGTAAATTTCATACCTTCAGGTGGCATATACAATACTATACTATCTGAAATATATGTGTGATTTGATTCTGCTTTAGAAAACAAACCAGATGATACACCTCTTACTCTATTACTTTGAACCACACCTCGTCTTTTAATATTTTGTATTCTTTTATTAAATGTACCTTGTCTTCTTCCACTTGGTCCATCTTTATTTAAACTACCAAATAACCTAAATGGTTCACCAACAAAATTTTCTGAGTCATCTGTTAATCTACCATTGTCAAACGTGTTTGTTTTATATTTGGATGCTTTGTGCATAAGAACATCAAACATTACATAATGACCATCACCTAAATTTGATGTTTCTTGTGGATAACATACCGTACCGTACGAATATGGATTTTCTGCCATATGTGCCGTAGGAGAATTATTACCTATTTCTAGTGGTGATTTGTTGAGTAATTTAGCAGCAATTTTCTTTGTCTGTCCTTGATCTGCAAAGGATGACATTATCTTATTACCTACTGCGCCTGCAACAGCGCTTCCTATTCTGCCTTTGATTACATTTGCTACTTTTGAAGTCCAACCCATATTATTTCCTTACTAAATATTGTTATTACTATTTATATGATATGAGCAAGTCTTTTAAAGGAATATATAAACCAACTAATCCTAAAAAATATGTTGGCAACCCAAATAACATAGTGTATCGTTCATTATTAGAGCGTAGGTTTATGGTCTATTGCGACACTAATCCTGGCATAGTTCATTGGGCAAGTGAAGAATTACCTATCAGATATTACAATCCTATTGACAAAAAATATCATAGATACTTTCCAGACTTCATACTAAAAACAGACAAAGGTAGAAAAATGTTGATTGAGATTAAACCTTCTCGTCAATGTGCTAGACCTAAACCACCTAAAAAGAAAACTAAATCGTATATGCGTGAGAGTTTTGAGTTTATTAAGAATCAAGCAAAGTGGCAAGCGGCAACTAATTATGCTGAAGATAATGGTGCTGTATTTAAAATTATTACTGAAAAAGATTTAGGTCTTTAAACCCAATTACTATCACTATTATTATTTCTGATATATTTAAATGATGTATCAGGTTCGTGGTCTACAAATCCAGATACCGTTGTTCCAGATGAGTTGTTGCTGCTAAGACTTGAATTGTTATTAATTTGTATAACATTTCTTTCTTCATATGCTTTTAATTCTTTTTGTAAATCTTCTAATTTTTGAGGTGTCTTTTCACCATCGGCAGTTTGTCCGATAACACTTCTAGTTTTCATAATAGATTTAAAATCACCTTCACCAGGTGCTGACATTAATTCACTTTCAACATCTTTGTTAATACTAGGTACAATTTTTTCTTCTTTTTTGTCTTTGCCCCAAGTCCAAGGTTTATACCATTTAGGTGCCTCGTCTGATTCCATAATCATATCTTTTTTACTAGTGCCAGGTTCGTTACCTATTTCATAAGTTCCATCATCCATTTGTGAAAACTTACCTGTGCCTTCAGATGAAAGTTCACCAGGTTTCATATTTTCTTTACCACCTTCTTCTTCATCACCACCAAGTCCAAGTTTTCTGCCTATCCAAGAGTTCTTAAACCAATCACCTATTGCCTTGAAGAATCCTGTTATTTTATTCCATATACTTTGAAAGACATCACCTATAGCACCTAATTTTTCTGCAATCCATTGAAAGACCATAATAACACCCATTACTTTTAATGCAATTGCTACTCTTGCTATTTTAAATACATTAGCAATTGTTCTAAACACATTTTTTATTGTCTTCATTGGGTTTTTAAAGAAACCAACAAATGCTGTAGTTAAAACTTTACCTATATTTTTGAAACTACCAAATACTTCAGCAATAGTATCAGGCACAACCATAAATGCTTCTTTTAATTCAGCAATTTTACCAAACCCTTGGTCATTACCACTAAAACCTGTATCAACTCTTGGATTTCTTATTGATGATTTCTTTTCTTCGTTCTTTTCTTTTAAATCTTGTATATCGTCTTCGTTCTTAACTCTTTGTCTTTTTAAATCTGTTGTATCTTTTTTATCGTTTACTGCTTTTTCCATTGCTTGTTCAAGTTCAAGTCTTTTAACGGTCTCTAAATGTTTTATTTGTTTTTCATTAGCAAGTATTTGTTCTTCTCTTATTTGTACATCTTTTTGAGTTAACCATTTAATTACACCTTCTCTTTGATCTATTTCTACCATAAATCCTTTTTCTCTTAAATCGTGTAATTCTTTTTGTAAATCTTGTTGTGTGCCTCTTGCCTTGTCAACCATTTCACCTAGTTTTTTATTATAATCACCTAAATTAATGCCTAATTTATCAACTAGTTTAACTAGTTTATTCATAGAAATGGCAAATGTATCAACTGGTCCATTCTCTATTTCTTTTGTTAACTTGGAAATCATTTCAGGCACACTCTTAACCACCGTCTGCGTAGCAGTTCTTAAACCATCTGTTGAAGATTTAATAATCGTATTTGCTAGTTTTGTTATTTCTTTTTTAACATCATTATTACCTGTTGAAGGTGTATCTAATGGTGCTATTTCTGCTACGGATGCCATTGTTAGTCCTTATTTTTAATTTTTGTTGCTTTGCCGTTTACATATATTGCAAACCACCCAGCGCCTGCCCCTACTACAACTGATACAAGACCTGCTTGTGCGTTGTTAGGTGCCTCTAGTGCCATAAACCAAGTTATAACTTCCATAAATGCCCAACCATAGGCAACCATCATAAGTCTTGGTACCATTCTATAATTTGATATTAATTCTGGTATTTCAATTTCAATGAAATGCCATAGTTGTTTAACAGCATATTTAAAACCTGCCCAACCACTATTTAATAAGTTGTTAAAATTCCACATAAAATTATCCTTTTCTTTGTTCTTTTCTTTTTCTTTCGTTTTCTTCTTTAATATAATTAATCAATAACGATACATACACATCTCTTTCCCACGGTATCATTGCCTCAATTTCTGTTAGTGAATACTTATGATGTTGCATAAGTGCAAAATTTGTTTCAAAGATCGCCTCTAGGCTGTTGTGGGAGAGGCCAATCCGAAAAAATCTTGTAACCCGCTGAAGGTGACGGTACTTTCAACTCCTGTCTTCGGGTTCTTCACTTTTGTTGTGTGTCGTAATCTTGGCATAGACTCAAAGAATTTTCTCATATGTACAAACTGATCCTGAGATAAGTTCTCAAAAAATGCCTGCATTTCTTCGTTAGTTGATTCTTTAGTAGGATAATTCTTTTCTCCTTCGTAAATGTAATCAACACAACCTATAACCAATTTCATAATATCATCATATTTCAATTGTGTAATATTTGCTGTATTATACAACACTTTCATATTAGGATATTTCATAACAACACCTAATTTTCTTTTCTCATCTAAAATTACATTGTTGCTGTGTTTGTCATCAACTTGCACCTCAACTTTTGATACGTCAACCTCCACTTCAGCATAGGTTTCTTTATCGTCTGGACATATAATTTTAAACTTTGCTATTTCTCCTATTGATTTTGCCCTAACTTGTAGGAAAATATATTCTACATCAAATGTAGGCAATTGCTCTACATCTACTTTGTTAAATGTAACTGACTTCAAAATATCTTTTGTTGCCGTTTGCATTTCGTTTTCATCACCTGATTCAAGTGCCATAAACAATATCTTTTCTTCTTTAACAAGAAAAGGTCTATACTGGACTTTAATATCGGTAGATGGTAAAGTCAACTCATATCTCGGTGTTTCTACTATTGGTAACGCCATTATTATAACTCCTTATTATATTAAATATTTAGTGGTGGTATTCTAAATGGTGGGAATACTCTACCACCAGTTATTCTACCTAGAGGTACTCGTCTTCTTAAATCGTTGAGTACATCTCTACCTGCCCTTCTCAATTCAGGTGGCAGTTTATTTATTAAACCACCAAAAATTCCTCTATTGTTCTTAATTGTTGGCGCCTTGCCAACTGGACTACCTAATTCTATATTACCTTGTTGATCTATAAAATAGTTTATCCAATTTCTAAATTTAAATCCTATTTCTACGGTCTGTACCGTATTTGTATCGTGTGAATATTCTACTGCACCTATTGAGTTCGGAAAAACATCTATTAATTGTACACCATAGGTTACATCATCACGTTCCTGTCTGCTAGCAAATTGACCTAATTGAAATATGTTTAAATTAGAAACATAATTATCATAGTAATTTACATTGTAAGATGTTGTTGTATTGATTGCTGACTTTTGCCATAATTCAAAATAACTTCTCTCTCTCATAAATTTATCTAAATAAAATGTTGCTGTAATATCACCTGTTGTAAAATCATAAACAATATTTCTTTTTGGTGCATTGCCGTGTCTGACATCTTTAGAAACTAATTCTCTTTCTGGCATACTAATATTAGAACAAAATGCTCTTACTCGTCTACCATTTGCCTGTTGAACAGCAAGTAAATCTCCTTGTGATGGAAAATGTTGTTTCTCATCCATTGCTGCTGATGTATCTTCAAAACCAGCGTCTGGTCCATCAAAAGCGGAATTTAAAACTCCTCTAGGTAATTGAAACTCAGCATAGTATCTTGCCTTTCTAGCAAAACCTTCTGCCTCATTCATATAAGATTGAAAACGACCAAGTGTAGTTTCTGGATTACCACCTTGTGTTCTTTTCAATCTAGGATCACCAGTTACATTGTCTAGTGATCTATCTCGTGGAATACCGATACGAATATCCATTCCACCAATTCTTTTTCCGCCTCTTAATATTGCCATTAGTATGGTCTCCCTTTTCTAAATTGTGCTACTGGTAAATATACTGCTAACGCTGCCTCATCATATTCAATTCTTAAAAAACTTGATCTCACGTGAGACCACAAATATTTGTTAATTGCATTTTTTACCAATGGTATACCTTTTACTCTATCATAACTAACATCAAATCTATTTTGCCTAGATATTTCTCTACCTCTTGTAGAAAATCTTTGTAGTCTTTCTAACAGACTAAATCTAGCAACAGGTCTTAAATAATGAAAATTAATACCTGCAAATCCACCTGGTATTCTTTCTAAAGGCAACACTAGTGGAAATCTATCATAATATGGTAATGTCTTTTTATATTTAGGGTCATAAAAATACATATTTAAACGACCTATACTTGGTCTTCCGTTCAGTTTACCAGACCTCATAAGTCTTGTAGCAGTTGCTCTATCTGCTATTGAAGACACAGCATTTCTATACCAAGCGGCAGTTTTTCGTATGCCACCTGCTTTATCTACTAAAGGGTCTAATATACTATTTGCCATATGCTATATTTATAAAGGATTTGCATAAAAAAAGGGCACCATAGTTACCTATGGCACCCTTAAAGTATGTCTACCAAGAGAGAGAGTATTACTCGCTATCTGCTAACTTACTAAAGTATGACATTGTATCGTCATCATCACTAGCAATAGGCGAGTCGCTCATACTTTTTACTGATCCATTGGTTGCAGGCGGGAGGTCGGCAACAGCAACGGTTTCAGTTTTTCTAGCACCCGATAACACCCTATGAAGTTTCTCTTTGAGTTCCTCATAAGTCTTAAAATTATCTGCCGCTAAAAATGGTTTTAAAGCGTGTTGTGATGACCAAGTTGCCTTGATACTCTCATCATTATCAGCAAGTGCTGACACGCCTTCAAATTCAGATTTGTCATAGTTCCAATAACCATCAACTTTTCTGATTTTTAATTTAAAGTTTGCACCTTTCCAAAAGTCAAACGGATTGATTGCCGCTTCGTCTTCAAAAGCAGGTTGCATTGCTTCAGTTATCTTATCAAATATCTTTTTACCAAATTTGTATAAGAACACTTTGCCTTCGTTCTCTGGATGTTTTGGATCAGATATTACTAGAATATT